GGCCAAGACAGCCCCGATCCCAATTATGACGCCGCTAAATCTCGTCATGAGGCCCGTAATTCCGTTCAGGTGCCCTTTAACGTCATCGTGAAAACCGTCCAGGTGCCCCTTAACTTCAGTGCGAAATCCGGAAATATTGGATTTGAAGCCGTTCAGGGAATCGCCCATCTTCCCCATGGCGTGTTGAGTGGCAGCCGTGACCTGATCAAGCCCAGCCTTGGCTTCGGCGGTATTCGCGGTAACTTTTACTTCAGCGACATTGTCATTCATTGCTCACCATCCCGCCGGCCCCGGTAAAACAGTTGACGAACTCATCAAAGTCCGCCCGGGTTTCAATGCGCCGGGGGCCGCCCGCCTTGGCCGGCCCTGGCTCAATTTGTTCAGAGGCTTTCGCCTCATATCCGACATAAGCCGCCATAGTCAGGTGAATCGGCGGGTGGAGATGCCAGTAATTAACCAGAGCATTCAGCCGGGGGAGCGTCATGAGGTTATCGATGTACTCCCACGTCCAGCCGGTGACGGTGATAAGGTGGGCGTAGAGATAACCCCAATCCGGCTCTACTCCCCCGGCGTCATTTCCCCCGGCTGCTTAAACTCATTCACCCGGCTGATGGCCTGCATAACCTGCACAATGCTCGGGCTGTCCATAAGATCCATAAGCCGGTCAACGGTAATGTCGGGATAATTGCGAACCAGTGCCTTGTGAATCATTTCCACCGACACCATGAGCTTCGCTTCCCCCTTGGCCTTTTCCATCTTGGCCATGAGCCCGGGCCGTTCATTCACAATGAATTTCAAGTTATAAGGGGGGAGCACGAAAGTTTCTCCCCCCAGCTTAATTTCCTCGCCTGCAATTAACTCACGCTCAGGCATGAGTCCCCCTTTTTGCGCTTACTCGGACAGGCTGATTTTTCCCACTACGCCGACCGCGTCAGCCATGGCCGAGAAGTCAAAGCCGCTGATGACGTAGTCATCCAGCTTGGTCGGGATGCTCAGTTTGCTGCTGATGCACTTGTTCAGGATGACGGTCATTTGCTTGCCCTCAAAGAGCTGGTTAATGACCACGCTGAAATTCGGGCTGGCCCCGAGCAGTTGGTTGTTGATGGTGGTGGTGAAGCCTACGGAAGGCACCGTGTAGGTGTAGGAAATGGTCACGGCCAGACCTACATCAGCCGCGGCGAAGGTGTAGACGCCGGCGGCCACGGAGTATTGCCCCGTGGCGGGTGCAGAAGCGACCCGGATCATGGGGGCACCAGCGGCGTTCATCACGCCCAGGTCGAGAACCCAGGCTGCGGAGTTGGCCACGGTGACGGCGAAGGGCGTGGTCGGAATAGTGCCGGCCTCACCGAGAGCCACTTTGGTCTGCCCGGCCACCTTGGCCTGCCCGAAGAACAGGGCGGCATAAACGTCACTTCTGATCTGCCCCAGCTTGGCCTTGCAGTCGATTTTTGATTTGCCCCGCCCCACGTCAATCGGGAATTGATAGCCGCCGTAGAGCTCTTTGTTGGTGAAGGAGAAATCCAGGGAAACCTCCTGTAGGGCGCCGAAAATGGCGGCCTGAGGTGGGGTGTCCGTGGTGATCCCGATGAGTGAACCTGATCCAAATCCAAATTGCGGGCTCATAAATTAAGCCTCCTGTACCCGAGCTTTCATGTCTTTGATCATGTTTTGGATGACGGCCAAAACTTCAGAGCCCGCCTGTGAAGCCACGGATCCGGGGATGTAGTCCTGGTAAACCTGCTCCACGATGGAAACGTATTTGTTCTGCGGGTCAACCGCCTTTACTGCCGGCGTCGCGTCAAAATCCGATTTAGCCATATTTCACCTCATGCGTTGACTTCGATTTCCACGGGCACCAGGGCAATCTCGCGCCCGCCTAAAATGCCCTCAAGGGTCATTATCTTGCCGCTGATCCATGCGTTGACCACCAGCCCCCCAAGGGTGCAAAAGCCAAGTTTATCGGGCGCCAGGGCCGCCTCAAGTGCGTCCAGAAGGGCATTAAGCACCGGTGCCGGTGAGCTATTGGGGTCCGCCCCGCTGCTCACATAGATGTGCAAGTTGACAATGAAGCTCCACTTTGCCGGGAGCCCCCGTTTTTGCGTTGCCATTTCCCCGGCCTGGGCCATGAACAGCGCCGGGAGTTCAGCGTCCTCACAGTCGACCCAATGTTTGAGCCGGCGGCTCCTGGTATTGAACCCGGAAAGGCTGCTGATCTTTGCCCAAAGGGCGGCGTAGATGGTTTCCCTGGTCATTTCATAGCCCTTTGCAAGTCAGTTTGAAGTTGGGCCGTGAACTTTGGCCCCAAGTCCTTTAAGGCTGACCGGAGAAATGATCGCTCTTCGATGTTCACCTGGCGCTGATGCTGGCGCACGCTCACCTGATGCGGATTTTTCACGGGCCGGCCCCAGGCTTTGACCATCATCCTAATGTGCTGCTTCACCGTGACCGGGCCGTGATAGCCATATTCCCACATGCGGCCGTATGAGACATTGGTGCCGACCTTGCCGGACACTTCAGTTTCAGTAACGGTAACGTCTGAGGCATGGATACTCCGACGCAGCCGCCCGGTCTGATTACGTAGAACCTGGCCGGATAGCTTTTGCTCTTTGACGTAACGGGTGAGCTCGATGAGACACGCCGTGATGCTCTGTTTCGTGGCCGCCTGTAGCTTGGGCCAGAAGCCTTGGACATGGGCCACCAGCTTGTCACCGCCTATGAGTTGCACGTTGATCATATCGGGATCACCCGCTGATACCCCTTCAAGGTTGCCATAACTTCCCGGGGCACGTCTTCAGTCCGGAAGGTGACGTTTTCACCCTGAAGGATTTTGCTGCTTTGCCCGATCCAGTTGCGCCCCCGATACTTGAAGGCCACCAACTCAATGCAGGCTTGCTCAACGTCAGCCGGCGCCGCACTCAGGCCGGCGGTGTATTGAAGCTGCACGTTTTGAACGCCCCGAGTGAATTTGTAATCACGGAGGAATACTTGCAACGGAGTGAAGCCGTAACCGGCGGTAAGCGCGTCAGGAGAAGGGAGGATGGCAACTCCGTCAACGCTCACGCCGGCCACGGCGGTTATTGGGTAGTTCCGGGTTGATATGAATTGCCCCCCGGGGCCGTCCCGCCACTCGGTATAGCTGGCGGTCAATAGGGTCCGGCTCATGATGTCATCCATGAGGGCGCTGGCCCTGGTGATAAGTGCGGTCAGGAGCGTATCGTCTGATGTGACGGTGAGCCCCAGCCACGCCTTGACGGTTGCGAGGGTCGTGTAGTTGCCCATTTATTTCTTCTTTACCGGCGCGTGATACTCCGGCGCCGGCGGCGGGTCATAGCACGGGGTGAAACCAGCATCGAGAAGCTGACCCACGACCTTATCCGGCACGTCAACCACGCCATCCTTGACGGGGTATTGAGCCGCGCCAAGGGCCACGCTCACCACTTCACCAGGCACTTTCAGTAGCATGAAACCCCCTTACCCGGCGGCGATGTTCGTGATGATCCCGAAAGCCGGCGGGAAGTAGTTCTGCAGGACCTCATCGGCGTAAACGCCATACTCATACTTCCGGGTCCGCAGCGGCCACTCGATCTGATAGTATTCCTGCCGGGTGCGGATTTGCTTGACATTGTTGACGCCGCTCAGGGTGTAGGGCAGGTCGTCAGTGTCGAAAAGCACGGTGCCCGGGGGCATATTCGGGTGAAGCTCAATGGGAATCGCCTTGGCCGCCCCCATGCCGAAGGGGTTAAGGTAGGCGTTGACCATCATGCCGCCCATCATGCCGTTCTGGTCAGCGGAAAAAACGAACCGCTGGGCCCCGGTTGCGGAGCCGGTGAGAACCTTCTTACGGATGTAATTGAGTTCCTGGCCGGAAACGATGATCCGGGTCGGGCTCAGCTTGTAATTGTCCCACAGGGATTGCAGGGCGGCGTCGAACTCGGTGATCGTGCCGTCCGTGCCCGCGGTCAGGGGGGTGCCCACGCCCTTGAGGGCCGTGGTGGCCATATTCTTGACATAGCCGCCGCTGGCCGTCTTCCAAACCTGGTACAGCAGCCCGTCAAAGATCAGGGCGTTTTTGCTGTAGTCGGCGGCCACCAAAGCAGACTGTTTCTGCGTGCCGGTAGCCAGAAGGGTCGTGGCTGCATAGGCGTTGATCGTGGTGATCGCCCCCAGGAGCTGATCGCCGGCGGAGGCGCCCCAATACCAGGCATAGGCCACGGCGCCCGCCACAACCGGGGTGCTCATGTTGATCGACTGAGTATCCACGCCGGAAGCGGAGATAGTGATTTCCGTCAGGTCAGAGGGGGTGCTGGCGCCGCCGTTCACGGTGTCAGCCGTATCCGCTCCGCCGTTGGTCCGGGAGTAGGTCTGCACGATGCCGCCGGAAACGGAGGCCAGGTTGTAGCCTTCCAGGGTCAGGGCCACGACACCGACCTTGTATTTGACGCCCGCCTTGAAGTCGCCGGGAAGAACCGCCGCCAGATTTTCGGTGACGGTCGGCGCGGTCGGTTTGCCCAGGGCCACAGCAGCGCCATTGCCCCCCAGGATGATCGCTTCTTCCTGGATCATGAGACTTTGCAGGAGGCCCCGCACGGCCCGGGCCTTCACGTCCTCGAAACCCTGGCCGGCATACTGCGCTTCAAAGGTCACGGTATCTTCCAGGCCGAGGCCACGGTAAGCTGCCAGGTATTCAGCGGTGGTCGTGGTGATGATCCCGCCCCGCTTCCCTTCCACGACGCCAGCGCTCAGCTTGGCGGTGTTGATCGCGGTCACGGCCCGCCAGTTCGCCTGAATGCCGCCCTTACCACTCACCCGAGGGATCCGGTTACGGAGCGGGGTCAGAACGGGGTAAAGGGTTTTGGCCGGCGCTTCCAGGTCATAAGCGGTGAGGCCGGCGGTAACGGCGCTCTGTACGAACGCCTTGGCCAGCTCACTGTTCGGGTCAAGCATGGCCGCTTTAATCAAGTTGATCGTTTCTTGGGTCATCCCGCCTTGCATAATTTTTCTCCTTGATACGCGGCCTTACCCGCCGATGCGGAAAGGTTTCTGGTGAGCCAGCTTGAGCAGGCCCACGGTGTCATTCTTCTCGACCATTTCTGCCTCAGTCGGGCCGGAGGGCTGGCCGATATCGGTATCAGCGCCCTTTTCAACCGGCACGGCCCTTGCCGCCGGGCCGCCCGGGGCCGGCTCTGCTTCCAGCTTGGTCAGCTTTTCCTTGACCGCCGTCAGCTCACCCGTGAGGTCGCCCACGGTCTTCTTCAGGCCGGTGATTTCCTCATCCCGCTTGGTCAATTCCTGTTCCAGTTCTGCTTTTCCCATGCTGTCACCTTCTCCTTTCTCGGCCTTGGCGGCTGCACAAGCCGCTCCAAGGGAAACTGAGTGGTCATGAATCCCCTGAATCCTCTCAGAGTCAGGCTTGCTATTTCGGGCCCCAGCTTTGGCCATGACCATGACCGCTTTCGCCATCATGAGCATTTCCGGTGCGCCGCCCGTGGGCTGAGCCTCCATGATTTCAGAGGCAATGAACGCTTTAAGATTGCGGATTACCGCCCCCAGGTTTGCCAGTTGGGCGGCGGCTTCGGGGTGATCCTCGGTGGATTCCTTGTCGAACAGGTAGAGGATGCTGGCGAGGGCTTCAATGGCCATGCGGGCATCAAAGACTTCCTCGCCGGCATACTTGGCCAGGTCGGCAAACGATGGGCCGTCAGGGGCCACCTCAGGGGCCGGAGCCGGGGCCTCAGTGGTCTTGCCCAGCTCCATTTCTTCAACCGTGCCGTCGGATTTCACCAGGGAAAACCGGGCGCTCTTGATGCACGGGTTGTCCACCAGGCTGACCTCGCTGGGCTTGGCGGTGTACCGCATGAGCTCGCCGTCTTCCCAGCGCTTCGCATAGGAGCCGCCGATGGAGAAGCCGGTATAGACGCCCTTGAGGCACTTTTCCCACTCAGCGGCGTCCACGATATGAGCCACCACGTCCACGGCCTTTTGCTCATCGTCAAAGCTGATCTCAGTGAGCTTGCCGGCGGCGACCTTCCCGTGCATGGCCCGCACGTTTCCCTTGCTCATGCCCCCCGTGGCCGCATGGAAGCTCTCAGACCAGGCCCGGAACAGCGGCTTTGAGGTTTCATAGTCCATGATCTCTTGCGAGGCGTCGGGTTCCTCCCGGGCGATTCGCCCCGTGACTTCCTGCCGGGCCTCGTCCACCTTCAAAAGTCGTGCGAATAGGTTCATTCTTTGGCTCATACTTGGCTCCTTAGAAAGAAAATGGCCCGCCGCCCCGGTGAAGGGGTTGCGGGCCGTGCGGTGCCTCGGGTGAGGCGATGCTTTGCCCAGGTTACTTAATCTTGCTTAATTTTCAGTAGTTCTGCCGTCATTTTCACGGCTTCAGCGTCTTTCCTCAGCCGGTCTTCAATGCGCCGGCGAACCTTGCCCAGATCATAAGGCTTCTCACTGCACGAAGTAATTGATCCTTGCATTACACCTATTTTGTCAAGATTGCAAGACATTTGCCAGCTTCTCAGCTTCTTCAGTTGAAGTTCTCGGGGTCATGGCTTCCCAGCTCCCCCCGGGGCCCGGCGCCATGGGCAGATGAAAGACCTCCATGCAGACCTTCCGTTTGCCCTCAGGCGTGGCCATGACATACCGTAGCCATTGAAATTTATCAGGCACGGGTGCCCCTGACGTGGCCGGCGTGAGATATGCCAGCCATTGCCCCAGGTGCACGGCGAATTCCCGCCAGAGGATCCTCTGGTAATCAATCAAAATTTGCAGGGCCTCCCGGGCCGGCAGAGGCGTTTCTGGTTCCCGCCCGCAGGGGCACGCCAGGGTAAGGCTGGTTTCAATGTCCAGGCTTTTGAGTTCTTCCTTCCCCACTGTGCCGAACATCCGGCAGATAATCGGGCGCCGGGCGTAAATGGCGCACCCCTCCACCGTGAGAAATGGACAATGGGATATGCTGGCCGTGACAATCTTCCCGGGGTGCCTGACCTGATCCCACTCCCACTTGCTCATGGCCGGCGCATATCCTTGACAGCAATCCAGGCACCCGGGCTCACAGGTCATTGACGGGAATTGCTTGTACCAGGATTTATAAAGGGCGGATTGGTTCATTCTCCCCCCTTCCCTTCTGATTCTGCCAGAACCGGCAGAACGTCGCATACGCAGTTTTTTACCACTACCCCTCCCATATTGTATATGCTATACTCAGTTGAGGCGTCAAAAGCCCAACCTTCAAAGGAGGTCTTATGGCAGGCAACAATTCTGAGAAGATGAAACTCTGGTGGTCTTCCCTTACCCCCGAAAAAAGAGAGGCTCAAGTCGCTTCTGCTCATGTCGCCAGGCGTGGAGCTAAAGACCCTTTCCAAAGATTGCTTGCACGCGCTGCAACCCGTCACATGATCGGCCTCGGGATAGGCTCCCATGAGGTCACATTCTGCCAACTTCTCGATGCCTATGGGATTAAGTACCGGCAACAAGTCCCTTGTGGGCCTTACAACATCGACTTCGCCGTATATGGCGACCTCATCGCCGTGGAAATAGTTACGGGGTCCGGCAATATTCGAGTGGCCGCAAATAGACAAAAGCGACTCGAATATGTCCTCAAAATTTATCCCCTCTTTGAAATCAGAATGACCACCGGCAACAGAACTTTTGCACCGGGAATCATAGAGAAGTTGATCGCCTTCTATGATCTGGTTAGCCAGTACGAAGCCCCGCTGGGTGAGCACTGGGTGGTTAGGCCCAATGGTGATGTTTATCCTTCCAGAAGGTATAGCAACCGGGCTCCGGCGCCTATTAATGCCAGCCAAGTGGCTTTGATTGGTCAACTTTTTAGGGGGAATGTTTCCCTTGTTGAAATTCGCAGAATCACCGGAATTGCAAAACGTCGCTTGCCCGGGATTATCAATGAACTCGGCCTCAATCGTCACCGCGGGGCCGTTGTATCTAGAACGAAGCATCTGGCGAAGTGACCCGTAAGGAGCAAAAGAGAATCCTTCAAAACAGGCGTTGGGGTGAGCGGGCGGGTCCATATCCCCGGATGGGAAAGGCTCATCAAGGGGGACAACGCCGGCGGCGGCGTTCTCATTGCACTCATCGTCAAGGTCGTGCTCTGAGCCCATGATCCATTCTTTGCCTGATACCAAACCACTTTCCCGGTAGGCTTCCATATTGCCGGCCACGTCAGCGAAGGCCGTTTCCGTCCGGGCAATCATTTCTGATCGCTCCGGGCTGAAGCCGTAATTTTCCTCAATTACGCTGGCCAGCTTGTCGTTCGACCAACCTTCCTCAATGGCCTGGCTTATGTCACCCCGCAGCATCTCCCGGGTGTTCTCGGCAATGGACCATTCAGCATTGGGGTTGTCCACCAATTCCCCGTCAACCCACTTCTTGCCCACCAGCTCAGCGGCCCGGTCTTGCGCATAGGCCAGGGCCCGCTCATCCAGAAGGTCTGTAATGCCCTCGGCGTCATAGTTGATTTGGGTCAGGGCCATGGCGGCGCCGTCCTGCGCCACTTTTTCAAGGTTCTCCTGAATGCCGGCCACCACTGCGTTAATTCCGTCCAGATCAAGGCCGCCGAGAATCCGTGAAACCTCAGCGGCTATATCCTCCGGCGGTGCATCCGGCATTTCCTTTATGACCTGGGGCACTACATCCTTGCTTACCTCTTTGAAGCCAGCCGCCAGGGTGCCTGCCATTTCGCCGGTCTGCGCTTTTAGAAGGGGGCGCTCCCGATCAATAGGGTTTACGGGTGACTGTTTCCTCCGCGCTTTTGCCATGCTTTCGGATAACCTTTTGATGGCGGCTCGGCCTTCAGCTATTTTTTCAGGACTTAGTCTCACCATCTTCTCAGGGGCCGGTGACGGTGCCGCTTTATTGTCCCCCTCCCCTTGCACGGGTTTTCCTTTCCCGGGGCCTGGCGGCGGGGCAGGCGGCCCTCCCGGCGGGTTCTCACCGCCGCCATTGCCGCCGAATGCCTCCAGGGGTGCCGGCATGGGTTCCGGAGGCTTCAAGGCTTCCTCAAGAAGCACGGCGCCGCCGGCGGTGTAGATAAGAGGCTTTGCGCCAAGCCCCCCCTCATACGGGGGGAGGCCCCTGGCTTCCCGTACCTCATCCAGGGTTCTGATAGCCTTGGAAACATCGCTGGCGTCAATCTCAGCCTGGGTTTTAGGCTCAACGTCAACCTCAGTTTTCCATTTGAATTCTATATCCTGATAGCCAAAATACGTGACAATCAGGAAGTCCATGAGGTCTTTGGCCCACTTGAGAAGCGGGATCAAGCCCTCCTGCAGCGCCGTTTCGGCCGCCGTGGCCGCCGTGGCCCTGTTCATCATTTTGACAAACGGCGTAGGCGGCACGCTGAAGCAGTAGCAAACGATCCGGGCCAGCCACTCATCCATCTCGTCTTTCAGGATTGCCTCTTTGGTGAAGTGCGGCTTCATGCCCCCGGGGATAAAACGCACCTTGCGCCGCTGTGCCGTCTGCCCTGATAAAATTGAATCCCACCAAAGCTGGAATTCCTTTATCTGGTCAACCGTCCAATCCGCCGGCGTTTCCAAAAGAGCATCAGGTATAGTGCCCTCAGTGTAAAAATCCATCTGGTGCATCTGCCGGCGGAGCGCCATGTTGACGCTCATGATGATCTGCTCAACGGGGCCGTAGCCGTATATTTTATGCGCCCGTGGATTGCGCGGGCAATAGACAAGCTGGACAGAAGCCGGCCCTGGAACGGGGGCCGTGTACTCCGTAGCCGGGAGCCCCTTGAGGATCTGCTGATAAGCCGGGTCGGGGGGGGCAGGGGTGCGCCCGTTGGCGTCAATGAGGCACTTGATTGTCCCGCCGTCCACTGGCTCAAAGGCGTATATCTGGCCCCCCTTAGTAAACCGAGGGTAAATGGTGGGCGCGTCAATTACCAGCATATCTTCAAGCATGATGCGCAGCCACGTTCCCCAGGAATGCACCCGATCCGGATAGGCGAAAAAGTCAGTAAGCGCGTCAATCCTGGGATCACTGATTTTGGCTCTGCCCTTGTCCTCATCACGGGGCACAATCTGCCAATCCATTTTGGCGATCTGATCTTTACGGGTTTCAATTACCAGCCGGAGCACATCATAACTGTCGGCCAAGGCCCGGAGCATTGGAAAGGTGATCCCCTCTCCTGACCGGGGTTGCACCGTCATATTGATAGCCATGGGGTAATCAAAGGCCCGCCCCGCCGCTTCAGGGGGAGCCATGGGCTCAAGCGGCTCATTCGGGCCGAACCATTCCGGCCCCTTGCCGGTAAAGGCGTAACGCAGCCCGGCTGCCACTCGAGCAATGATACCAGGTGCAATCTCAGTTTTGATGCCTTTGTCGGTCATCCTTTTTCTCCCTTTACGGCGTCACAGTTACCGGGATCACCGCCGGCTCAATGAGAATGTCAAGATCGACGCTTTTATTAATGATGGTCCCCTCAGTCCAGGAGCATTTAAGTTCCCCGACATAAACGCCTCCTTCGAGATTCGTTTGGCTTTCCGTTAAATCCACCGTCACGATTCCCAAGGCGGCATTCGCCATCTCGAAGTCGGTATCAGTTTTGGTGAGGGCATAATCCGTGTCAGACTTGGTTTTCTTCACTCCCAAGGTTAGCGTCGCCGTTGAGAGGTCCACCGGCCCCCCGGTTGAATCCCTTACCGTAAGGATAAGAGTTTTGGCCTCACCCTGCTTCAGAGTGAGCTTAGTGGCCACCCCGTCGAGGTTGACAGTCAATAAATTAGGTGACATCGTGACCGCCAGGCCCTGAAGAATATAGGAAGGCCCATAGGGGAGGATCGCAATGTCTGCTTGGATTGCCTCTTGGGCTGCCGTGACTGCCGATTGCAGTTCCAGAAGCGTTGGACCATCTGCGCCCTGGATGGCCAGGAGAAGAGCGGACAATGGAATGGCGGTTATGGCCCCTTCAATGGCACCTTGCGCAGCGTCAAGTTCGCCCTTGGTAGCTCCCTGAGTGGCGTTGTGAAGAGCCCCCACCGCCGCAAACGCATCGCCTGTCATGGCTGGGGCCGCCACTCCCTTCCAGTTAACTACTTCTGCCGGCAGGTTCCCGGTCACGTCAGCCGCTGCCAGGGTCGCCGGCGATTTGCCCATCACAGCCCCAGGAGCTGCACGAGTACTTATTGCCACATCCAGATTTCTCTCTATCTCACGCCCACCTTGGATATATTGCTCTCCAGAAAAGATGTGCGCCGTGATTCCATCATCAAATTGTATATCTGCCTGGTAAAACCCGTCATTCCATCCTGTAACAGTGACGTCTTTCTTATAACGTCCCGGCAGATTCGTGGGGTCCATTTCTATTAAAGGTGTGGCCGGCGTAACCCAAGCCGCAGCCTTGAAAGTCAGGTCAGACCAATCCAATAAATACCCGTCCGCAACTCGCCGGATCTTGAGGGCAGTATAAACCGCTCTCCCGATCAACAAATTGCAATCGGCATCTGACAGGATTACCGAAATTTCCATGATTTCACCTTAATCTTTAATGTCCACCTGAGCCACCGTCTCAATATCCACTACGGTCACCGCCTCAACATCCTCCGCCACAGCTATTGCCGTTTTGGCATCACTCAGCTTTTTGACCCATTTCAGCAATGGAATTGCATTGGCCTCCAGCTTGTCCATGATAGCCGCTGGGCCACCATAGAGGGTGATCTGGGCGGCGATATATGCCTTGTAGCGAGCAATCAAAGGCGCATTGGTGATAGCCCCGGATACGATCCCCAACCCGAGAAGCAGAGACTTGTTCACGTCAGTAATTACGTCCTGTGCATCGCCAATATTTTCCGCCTCTAATAGGCGGCGCAGTTTCGTTTTGAGGTATTGCGACCGGGACAACGCAGCCATAGCAAGTTCGTTTTCTGAACCGGTTAATACTTTTCCATAAATTTTTAGTTGTTCTTCGGGGGTCATCATAGTGACATCTCCTTTTGCATTTTTCTGTAGCTCTTCGGAATTTCAATTCGATGTGGGGCAGCCCTGATTAACCGCAGCAGGTAAGGCAGAGAGTCTGTGCTCTTGGCATGTCCCAACAGCGACACTACCGCCTGTTGATCACCGGTCTTTAATCTCCGGCTGAATTTATGGAGACTGTATTTGCGGATGATCCGCTTGGTTTTCCAAGTGCGGTAACCAACAAAATTAACTCCCCGCTTGATTTTTTGAATGGTGGATTTGGATAATTCCAAATGCAGCTTGGTTTTCAGGAACCTTACGATCTGGCCTCGGTAAGCCAGCGCCTGTTCACGGCTCAGGCCCACCAGCACCATGTCGTCCACATAGCGGACATAGTGGCTAACTTTCAGAATCCTTTTAATAAAATGGTCCACCGGGTTCAGATAGATCAAGGCGTAAAGCTGGCTCAAGAGGTTGCCAATGGGGATGCCCAGGGGGGCGCCGGTGTCGGCAAACAACATCATCACGTCCACCAGGCGCCGGTCCTTGAGCTTGCGCTCAATCAACTCCCGGAGGATCTGCCGGTCAATGGAGTAAAAAAACTTGTGAACATCGAGCTTCAAGATATAAGCATCGTTTCCGTAATTCTGAAGGGCTCGTTGGGTGTAATCGCTGGCCTTGTGCGTTCCATAGCCGTTCCGGCAGGCGAAGGAGGTGGAGATGAAGGTCTGATCAAATATGGGATATATCACCCGGTAAACTGCATGTTGGAGCACAATATCACGAAAAGACGGCGCATAAATGACCCTGGGTTTAGGCTCATAAACCATGAACTTGAAATAAGGTTGCGGGCGGTAACTGCCGGCCTGGACCTCTGCATGAAGGGCCGTCAGGTTAGCGCCCAGGTTGATTTCAAACTCGAAGCAGGCCCGCTTGCCCCTCTTGCCTCTCCGGGCATCAAGATAAGCCTGGTACAAATTTTCTTTGCTGAAGGCCTGCGCAAATAAGTTACCGAATCGCTTCATAAAGTCCTTCTGGTCTTCGGATTGAGTCCTACCAAAAAGAAGGTTTTTCCCGATTTCGCCCAAGGCTGGATAACCTATCCCTGTTCTTCCACTGTCCGCATAAGCACGGTTTGAGGAAATGCAGTCCGCCTGCCACCCCACATTGTTGTTCGAGTTCGTCCGGTTGTTGTTCCAATTCAGATACCAGACTCCCGCATTGGACGTGTTGTTCCAATTCGCACAGGAGAGGGGGCATGTTAATAGGTTACCCATAAGCTCAGTTCCAGCGGTTATCGTCTTTAATCTTTTTTATCCAGCCGCCGATCATCTTGCCGATCTCATCAACCAGGGCGGTGATGGCCTGGTAGCGATTAGCCTCCCGCTCCAGAAAGTGCTCATCTTCCTGTTTTCCGTCCTTGAACCGGGAATACCCCAGTTCATAGGCCAAGTAGATCTGCATCCGCAGTTTCTCGTGGGCTATGTCCAGGTTAGTTAAGGTGGTTCTCTTGAGATAGCGCTTCTCTCCTTCGGTGATGAGGTCAAAGATTCCATAGGTTGTGCTTCTGATTATGTTGGCTAAAGCGTATTTCTCATGTTTCGGAAAATGGTTAAGATAAATATTCAGTAACTTCAAAAACTCCGCCAATTTACGATAAAGCCGTGGCTCGCTGTGTACTCCCATCACCGCCTCGTTATCACTCGGCTACACAGGGTAACAGGCCGCCCGCCACCCCACATCGGCGGACGAGCCCACCCGGGCGGCGTACCAACCCAGAGCCCAGACCCCCGCATAGGACGCGCTGCTCCAATTCGCACAGGAGAGGGGGCACAGTTCGGATACGATATACTGGTAGAAATAATCCTTGCCAAACAGGTTGCTTCCCCCAGCGCTCAGGCCTGCGGCGGCAAAGGGCAAACCCAAGCCGGCCAGGAGATAATCGTTGCCACTGACATCCTCGGACAATACCTGGTTGACACCGTTTCCATAAAGCTGGCTAAATCCCCCACCCCCAGCAGTAACAAACATCGGAGTGAAGGCATCCATCAGGGCCGCCACTCCAGTAGCGCCCCAGTGATCTGTATTCAACGAATTCCCAGGCGTAAAGGTTTTCATGGCCGCGGCTTGTTTGGCGGCATAGAAAATGCCTTTAGTCAATGTGCCGGGGTCAGTGCCGGCATCATAAGCCGTGCCAAATCCAGACGAATTGAAGGGGATGGTGAAAGTGTTGTCCCCTGTTTTGGTGATCGCCCAGATCTTGTCTTTGCACCCGGACCAATCGGCCTGGGTAATGCCGCTAATCTGGACATAATCCCCGGTTACCAAGCCATGCCCGGTCCAGGTGATCTCGCAGTCCGCAGCTTGGCTCATACCCTCGATGGCGGCGACCGTGGCAACACAGGTCATCCCCAAAGAGATTTCCCACATCAGACCGTTCAGGTCGGCAACCCCACACTCCTGCCCATTGTGGGTAGTTTTGGCAAACGGGGAGCCGCTGCCGGTCTTCCCGCAGTTGGAATAGCCGTCAGTCACATAAAGTGCAGTGGCGTCGTCTATGTCCCGCAGGGCGTTGTTGTTGCAGCCTTTAGGATAATTTGTGACCCCGGTAGCATCATACCAGGCGCACCAAGCCGTGCTCACAGAGGCTGCTCCGTGTGCCAGGGCCAAAAGCGCCAGGGCAGCATATTGAAACCGAGAAGGAACATGAAAAATACTGGCCGGATTGACGGCCCCATCCACCCCGTCCCGGGCATGAGCGGCGTTGATGGCCTGGGAGTAGTTGTTGGCGGAACAGGCGGTCAGCCCAGCTCCAGGGGTCGCAGAATACATAGGGTTGTGATCCGCAGCGGCGGACAAGGGCAGGCCGTTTTTAATAGACGACCCGATGAACCCGGTCCCCCAGGGGTTCTTGCTGTTCTTAAATTTGTCAAAGAAAAACCCGGTCTTCTCCACTCCGCCGTCAATGAAAGCCCGATGCAGGGCGTAGCCGTCGGCGTTGGCTGCCGCAGTATTGGCATATTGGGAAGCTGGCCTTATGCTTACTACATTTACCGCCAGGCCATTGGCCCCGGTGCCGTATTTATAGTAAAACTTCGGCACCCAGCACATGATCGACCCATCGGCATAGACGTAGTTGCCATAGTTGCCCGACGTGGGATAATTGTAGTTAGCCATGGAAGTGAACCCAGAAGGCAGGCTGGGGCAAATACCCACGCCAAACCCGGCCGCCCCGGGGATGCCGATGTCGTTGGTGATGGATGAAGCCAGATCACTCACTCGCCTGCTGTTGACTGTTGCCGGTCTCATTTAATTCCCCTCCCCGACCCCAAAGGTCAGTTGTAATGCATTAGCCCCGTAGGTCAAGCCATCAGTGGTGACGATGAGAGCGTAAAGACTGGTCCCGGCAGACTTGACATCCATTTCGAACCCCAAGTCCGCCAAAGAGGCGTTGGCCATCAATTCATAATCGCTGGAGATGATCTTGATGGTCCCGATCCATTTGAGCCAGTCGGCCGCAATTACCGCCTCGGCAGTATTGTCGGCGTAGACCCCGGCCAAATCATCCCCAAAAATATAAATGAGCAAATTGGCGTTCTGCTTGGATTTGTCCACCAATCTCAGGCCAGTGATTTTCCCTTTTCCACCAGCCACCCGCACTGCCCCGGCGATGGTGAGCTTACCGCCAACGATATCCTTGGCAGAGAAAGCCGCCGCCCCAATGGCGGGCGTGACTACGATCAGGTCAGACCATCTCTTGATTTCTTCCAACTTCGCCATAAACAAAGCCTCTGCGTTTTTCAGTACGATGTCACCCATTTTCAATCCCCTTTGCTCTTAGTTTACAGCCATCTCACGGGCCGCCTGCTCAGCGGCGAGTTGCTGGTAATAGTCGAACAGCCCCCGGCTGCTGGCGCCCCTCACAAAACGGTTGAGGGCCTGGGTAGTGGAATCTACGTCATCGTCATTAGTGCCGGCGGGAAAGGCGGCCATGCTATCCAGATAATCGGCCAGCCATTCACTCCCCGGGGTGCCCGGCTCCGGAAGGTAAACCCGCCCTGATTCAATCAGCGGGGTCGTGGCGTGCGCCCGGGCGATTTTGTCACGGTCAACCTCAATCATGACAATCGGCAACCGGGTGAGCCGCTTGATTTCTTGCCCTAATGACTTGCCGCTGGCCTTGGCCTCAATGAGAATTTCATTGGGCTGGTATTTTTCGGCCAGGGCCCGGGCCATGGTCTTGAGTTCGGGAAACTCCACCTTTTTCTTCCAAACGTTCATGAGGTAGTACCCCGCCTCCCCCACGCCCCAGGTCGTACAGCAGGAGTAATCGGCCGAGGTCTTTTCCTCATAGGCCGTATCCCAGCTTTGAAGCACTCGGCTGATTTTCGGGAGAACCCGGTAGAATTGCCACCACTCACGCTTGAAGATGTTGCCGCCCTCAACCTCGGGGCTCTGCTGGTAAAGAGCCGTAAAGGCCCGGCTGCCGGCGCCGTCCTCCCCCGGGGTGTTTTTGATGCGCATGAGAGCTTCAACCGGATACCAGGCTGGCCAAAGCGCTTCACCCGGGGCCCGCCCCAGCAAATCGCCTTCCATAGCCAGGGCCGGCATGACCACCAGGCGCCACTTGTCGCCCCCGTGTTCCTGGGCTTTGAGCAGCCTGCCAATAAGGTCGTCCTCATGCCAGCGGGTAGCGATAATGATGATCCGGGCGCCCGGCATGGCCCGGGTAAGAAAGGTCGTGATGTACCAATTCCAAATCCAGTTGCGAATTGTGGGGCTGTCAGCGTCTCGCCAATCACGGGTAGGATCATCCACGATCCCAACGTCAAAGCCCCGGCCCGTGATCCCGCCCCCAATACCGGCGCTGATGTAAATGCCGCCAGCGGAGGTGCGCCATTTATCCTTGGCTCGTGAGTCCTGGCGTAGCCGCATCTGAAAGACGTTTTGATATTCAGGGCTGCTGATAATATCCCGGGCATCCTGGCCAAAGTCAGAGGCCAGGTCGCCGGCGTAGGACGTGGCGATAACTTGCTGAGCGGGATTGCGCCCCAGAAACCAGCCGGGGAAATGCCGAGAAACGATCTGGCTCTTTCCATGCCGGGGCGGGGTGCAAAGGATGAGTCGGTCATTTTCTCCACGTTCAACGGCCTCAAG